TATTGATGATGCTGTGAAGAATCTTTTACCGCAGCTCAACAAGGCGCGAACGGGGTTAAAGCTAGGTGGGCGTGAGTCGGCAGAAGACATCGATGAACTCAGCGGCCGCTTTGGTAATTTAGCGAAAAATGCGCGTGACGGGGTGCAATTCGTTGGCGATTTGGTCCCCCCGCTAAAAATGGTAGGGGGACTCACGTTAGGTCTTAGCGGTTTGGCTGCGGGCATTAACGCGGTGAAGAATGGCATCAAGGACTATGCCAACGCCGGCTATAAAATTGATACCACGGCCAAGAATATTAGCACCACGGCGCGGGCCTATCAGGAACTGACGGGTGCCATGATCGAGAACGGCGCAACGCGTGACGCGGCTGACAGTGCCGTGACTGGCCTTTACCAGCGCGCCAATGATGCTTTGAACGCCCGAGATGATCCTTTCAATGCTCTTCTGGCGCAAATGGGCATTAAAATAAGCAAAACCAAAGAGGGAATGGCTGATGTCGTAAAGTTGATGGATGACTTGAATAAGGCCATGCTCAAACAGTCTCCTGCAAAACAGGCCGTCATAGCGCAGGTGGGTGGATTTTCTCCTGAGCTGTTGAGCTTCCTGCGTCAGAGTACCGAACAGGTGCAGCGACTAAAGGATCAGGCACAGCGAGACGGGCTTATTTTTTCCGATCAGGATATTCAGAACGCGCTGAAATTCCGCCAAAACATCAATCAAATATCGTCCGCGTGGGACGGTATGCTGATGAAGGGTGAAGCGTGGCTGGGACAGTCGCAGTCTGTACAAAAAAGCTTTGATGACGTATCTCAGATAATGCAGCACGGTTTCGACACTGCGACCGTTGGGTCATTGATGACTTTTAACCGCGGGGGTGCGCAAGCTGATCGGATTAGGGAGGCCCTAAAGGACGAAAATTTCAAATCTACCCTATCGTGGGATGAAAAATTAGATCTTAAACTAGGTTATGCATCACCGGATTTGGTCAAAAAACTCAACAGCTATTATGGGCCATCGGATAAAGCGAAGCAGCTGCAGCAGGATGTTAGCGGCCTCTACGTTAACCCGCCTGCAACGGTTAACCCTGGAGGTGTGGCTCCTCTGAAACCGGGGTCAGAAGAGTCCGAGCTGTTTCCACAGCTGGAAGCCAAATACAAGTTACCGCAGGGCACGCTTAATAATGTCTATCAGGCAGAGTCCGGGGGAGGGAAGTACCTGTTTTCCCCAGCGGGTGCTGAGGGACCTTTCCAGTTTATGCCTTCTACGGGTAAGCAGTACGGACTTAAAAATCGTGAAGACAGGATGGACACTGGCAAGTCTGCGGAGGCTGCCGCAAAATATCTTTCTGACCTGTTGAGCCAGTTCGGTGGCGACATGAAGAAGGCGGTCGCCGCCTATAACTGGGGGCCAGGCAGAGTGGGACGATTAGGCCTTGATTATGCGCCTAAAGAAACGCGTGATTATTTAGATCGCGTAATGTCGGGGCTGCCTGATTTTCATGATGTTTCCAATAGCGACTCTTCTGCCGTATCGATGCCAGTCGTTGGTCAACAGTCAGGGAGCATAAACACCACCACAGAAACCAACATTAATACCGCGAATGAAACCTCAACACCGTCTAAGGCAAGTACTGTCGATACTCAGAAAATAGCTGACGCGATTTCGTCGGCGCTGAAGGAAAACGACAGTAAACTTGAGGTGACGTTTATCAACGGGCAAACCGGCAGTCGCCATCAAGCCAGCGGTCGCGGCGGTAAAGTAACTGTCGCGATGCCAATGCCTTAATTCTCAACTACTGACCCGCTTCGGCGGGTTTTTCTTTTGGAGAGCCTGATGCCCATTTTAAGAGACGCGATCTCCTCCTTGCTCGGTTTCTCTGGCGACAGCTGGAAATGGCAGGATCATATTCACCCCGCGTCGTTTCGCGGCGTCCCTTTCGCAGTGGTTACCGGTGATGGCAGTTTTGGCCGCCGTCAGGCCGTTCATGAATATCCTTACCGCGACACTGCGTGGGTGGAGGACATGGGCCGGTCAACCCGAAGAATGACGCTGACGGGCTTTATTATTCAGAGCAGCCAGATTTACACCGCACCAGATGTGATGACACAGCGCGATAGCCTGATCGCAGCGTGCGAAACGCTAGGTGCTGGCACATTAGTCCATCCGACGCTGGGTGAATTAACGGTAAGTATTCCTGAAGGCGGCCTGCGGCTGAGAGAGAGCAAAGATTCTGAGCGCGTTTTTGAGTTTTCACTTACGGTCATCGAATCCGGCCTGCGCGTATTTGCCATCACGGAGTCGGTTGGGGCGGCGTCAACGGTTCAGACCTCCTGGTTAGCGCTGGCGGCAAAAACGGCAGCCACCGTGATTGGCGAGGTAAATTCAACGATTCGGACCGTTAACCAGACGATCAAAACGTTAAAAAGCACGTTTTCATTTTGGACGGGCATGGTCACCCGAGTTGCCAACGAGGCGACAAACCTCAGCAGTACGTTGAAATCCACCTTTGGTAGCAGCCGTTATGGGCGTTACAACTCGGGGTCGGTTGGCGGCAGCGCGCTGGGCGCCACGACGGGAACAGCCAACACTGCTGATACAAAAAATTATGATCTACTGGTTTCTCAAAAAATGGCGGCATCAGTGGAGAGTCGCGCTCAAATTGAGGTATTAACCACAGACTTACTCAAATCGCAGACTGTGCAGGCCTACATGGCTGGCGCGAGGACCGTCATTGATGCATTGCTGGCAAGCGAGGCTAAAGGGATGGACATGATCCGCGTGCTTGAGGGGCTAGCGGGTTTCACCGATGTCACTTACCGTCCCGACAGCAGTGACGCCGCCGCGGTCTCCGCCACGCAAATTTATCTCACTACGCTTTCTGCCGGTGCCATGGCTTATTCCGCCTCCCTGTATCAACCGAGTAGTTATGACGACGCAATGAACGTATTGAATCGCGTGACGCGCGCGCTTGATGCAGTCTCTTTATCGGCGGCAGATGCCGGTTACGACAGCGTGTTCAGTGAGTTGACCGTTCTAAAGAGTGCGGTAACGCAGACGCTACAGAGCCGTGGCGCCACGTTAGCCAGCGTAGCGATCGTGACGTACAACCAGCCGCTGCCGGCGCTGACTCTTTCAAACCGGTTATATCAGGATGCGGCCAGAACTGAGGGGCTTGTAAAGATGGCTGACCCTATTCACCCCGCATTTATGCCAACTACCTTTAAGGCGTTGACGTCATGACTGATGAAATGACATTAACCATAGGCGGGAAAGTGTTGTCAGGCTGGGATCAGGTCAGAGTAACTCGCAGCATTGAACGACTGCCGAGTAATTTTGACCTGTCTCTGATGGATGAATTTCCCGGCAGCGGTGAACAGCAACTCGTGAAGGAAGGTGATCCCTGTGTGGTGAGGTTAGGGGAAGACACGGTTATCACGGGGTATATCGACCGCTGGGCACCGATGATTTCAGCATCTCACCATGAGGTCCGGGCAACCGGGCGCAGTAAGTGTCAGGATCTGGTGGACTGTTCTGCCAAATGGGACAACAACGTCATTGAGGGCGCCACCGCCCTGCAAATTGCCCAGCGTCTGGCGTCTCCCTATGGCATCAAAGTATCCAGTGACGTTACCAATATGGAAAATGTTCCCCAATTCACACTGAACTGGGGGGAGACGTCACAGGAGATTATCGACCGCATCACCCGCTGGGCGGCGCTGCTTTATTACGATTTACCGGATGGGAATCTTTATCTTACCCGCGTGGGTACCAAAAAAGCAGCCAGCGGCGTGGCGCAGGGCGTGAATATAGAGGTCGCCGCCTATGAGGCCTCAATGGATGAGCGATTTTCCGAATATACCGGCGTATCGATGTCGGTAAATGCGCTAGTGGATGATAGCGGGTATAGCGCGGTGACGAAGGCTACGGCGCGCGATCCCGAGGCGGAAAACATGCGCTACCGCAACCGAATTATCATTGTCGAAAGCACGATGAACACCCCGAAGCTCGCCCAGCAGGCCATTGACTGGGAGATGAACCGCCGCTACGGGCGCTCTAAGTTTTTGCAGGTGACCGTCGATAACTGGCGCGACAGCGCCGGTAATTTGTGGGAGCCCAATACGCTTATTCCCGTCAACATCCCCAAAATGGGTATCAAGGATGCGCTTTGGCTGCTGGCCGAAGTCAGTTTTATTAAAGATGACCGGGGGACTGCCGCGATGATGGTACTGATGCCGCCGGCGGCCTTCTCCGTGCAACCGTATAGCTTCTACAGCCTGATCCCGGAGATAAACCAATGACGGATTTAAAGACGCTATATCGGCGCACCATGATGATGCTGGGGATCGGTAAGGTCACGATGACCACCGATGCCGGCGGCATTCAACAGGTTCAGTATGAAACCCCTCTTGAGGTTCGCGGCAATACGCCGCGCCTGATGGAGTTCGGCTTTTCCTCATCGTTGCCGCCGGATTCTGACGTCCTGGTGGTTTATCTTGCCGGGGACCGCTCAAACGGGGTTGTGATTGCGTCCGGCCATAAAGGAAGTCGACACGCCAACCTCAAATCAGGTGAAACGGTTCTCTATAACCTGTGGGGGCAGTACATCAAGCTGACTGAAAAGGGCATAGAAGTTGAAGCGAACGGCCAGGCTGTGACGGTGAATAATGCCACGCAGGTGACAATCAACGCATCCGACAGTGTTGAAATGAATACGCCTTTGTTGAAAGTCAGTGGCGATATTATTGATAACGCCGGAGAAAACACCACAACAATAAAAGACCTTCGGGACAGCTACAACAAGCATCACCATGCGGTAAAAAATGCGCAAAGTGGAAGCGCAACGCTGACAAGTGAAACGCCGGGAGAACAAGTAACATGACCGATATCACTACGCTCTGGAATGCTGAACAGTCGATAGGTGATTGGGTTGAAGCATCGGGTGATTTACAGCAGGGCGATGATCTGGAAACGGCAATATTGATTAGCCTGTTTACCGATCGCCGTGCCCGCGATGATGACCCATTCGACGGCAACGATCGAAGAGGCTGGTGGGGAGATTCAGGGGAGGAAAACCCTATAGGCTCTCGGTTATGGTTGCTAAAACGTCAGAAGCTGACTATCGCGACGGCTAATAAGGCCGAAGATTATGCGAAAGAGGCACTCCAGTGGCTTATTTCTGATGGGGTTGTCGCCAGCATTATGCCGATCACTCAGATTGTGTATCCGAAGCGTCTGAACCTTGTCATTACTTATCA